GGATTGTTCTCTAACACATTGCCAATACTTTGAGGCTTTAGTTGGATATCTATTGTCTTGTAACACAGAAAATCTAGCTTCTGTTTCTGTTCTAAACATTTGTTTCTTAGTCCAAGTATCTCTTAATTCTTCAACCATTCCTTTGAAAGAATTTAAATCTTCTTGTTCTAATAAATTGTTTAAGTGAGTTTCTTCTTTTTGTATTAAGTCTTTTAAGTCTTTCTTATCTGACATAGTCATATTGATATACCTTTTAGTTAGTTTGTAAAGTGTTAAGAAGTTGTAAAAGTTCTTGTTATTACTGCACCTGCTCCTTTAAATTCTTCTGTTGATGCTGTTACAGGTGGTGCACCACCAAAAGCAATCGCTGTTGTATTAGTAGTACCATTTCCTGCTAATTGTTTTCTAGCTGTATTTAGGTCTGAAACCTCTGTCCAAGATGATCCATTCCAACTTTCAGTTGCTCCTGTAACTGGAGGTGTATCTCCTCCAAAAGCTAATGCAACTGTGTTATCAGTACCTGAAGCAGATAAAATATATCTTTGAGTATTTACATCTCCTACTTCAGTCCAACTTGAACCATTCCATGATTCAACTTCAGGAGTAATACCTGTTCCAGGTTTATTTCCTGCGATTGCTAATGCAGAAGTTTGAGTACCTGCACCAGCCATTTGTTGTCTTGCAGTATTAAAATCTGCTACTTCAGTCCAAGAACTTCCATTCCAAGTTTCAGCATTTCCAAGTGAAGTTGTTAAATTAGCACCACCTAATGCTAGTGCAGATGTATTAGAAGCACCTGCACCTGCTAATTGAAATCTTACTGTGTTTAAATCAGTTGTTTCTGTCCATGCAGAGCCATTCCAAGATTCTGTTTTACCTGCATTGGGAAAAGGATTACCACCAAAAGCTAAAGCAGATGTTGCAGTTCCAGCTCCAGCTAATAAAGCTCTGCCTGTTGTCATATCACTAACTTCAGTCCAAGTGCTTCCATCGTAAGATTCTGTGTTTCCTACCTCACTACCACCAGAATTATTACCAGCAAAAGCTAAACCATTAGTTTGATTACCACTTCCTGCTAAATTATTTCTAGCTGTATTTAAATTTCCACCTGTAATCCAAGATTCTGATGTTGTAGCAGAAGCACCTTTTAAAGCACCTGTTGTTGAGTTATACCAAACTTGACCCTCAACAGGATTGCTAGGATCAGATGATCTTGATTCTACATTTGTTCCAATTATTTCTTTGTATGTTGCCATAATTAATCTGTATCTATTGTTTGTGTTAAAGGAGAACCTGCTCCTGTAAATTCATAAGTAGCATTTGTAAGTGATGGATTTCTACCACCAAAAGTTAAACCTGCTGTATTTGTTCCTGCACCTCCATTATTAGCTGTAGCGGCTGGTATGTTTGCAATTTCTGTCCAAGAAGTTCCATTCCATAATTCTGTTTTACTTTGTGCATTACTTCCAGGAGGTATATTACCACCAAATGCTAAAGCATTTGTATTACTTGATCCACAACCATTTAGTCTCCATCTTGCAGTATTTAAATCAGCTACCTCAGACCAAGAAGAACCACTCCAAGATTCTGTAATCGCTGTTTTTGTTGCTGAAGCAGGTCTACCTCCAAAAACTATTGCATTTGTATTATCACTTCCTGCACCTCCCATAGCAGTTCTTGCTTCATTTAAATCTCCTACCTCTGTCCAAGCTGATCCATTCCATGATTCAGCTTCTGCTGCAAAAGGTGCTTTTTCTCCACCTGCACCTATAGCTGATGTTTGTGTACCACCACCTGCCATAGCATATCTTGCAGTATTTAAGTCAGCTACTTCTGTCCATGAAGTACCATTATATTGTTCAGTTTCTGCTGTTATTGGAGCAATTTCTCCACCAAAAGATAATGTTGCTGTTTGAGTTCCTGCATTTCCTACATCTCCTTTAGCTGTGTTTAAACTGCCACCTGTACTCCATGCTTGTGTAGTATTAGGATATTGATATTTAAAATGTTGATTGGTGCTATCGTACCAAAGCTCTCCTTCAACTGCACCAGGTTTATCTCCAGCATAGTTGGTAACAGCAGTTCCAACTGTTTGCTTATAAGTAGCCATTGTTATTTAACCTTTAACAGCCAACCTTGTGTAGAATCTGTATAGACTAAAGTATTGGCTGACCTTTCTACTGATACAGTTAAATCATCTGTTGAACCATTTATTTTTTCAGAACCATTAGCTGATATTGTAAATGTATTAGAATCAAAAGTTCCAGCATAATCTATAAAACTTACAAAATCTCCTAAAGTTCCTGCTGGTAAATTCATTGTAATAACACCACTTGTAGTATTAACAAAATAACCTTCTCCAGCTACTGCTGTAAATGTAGAAGTTTTAACTGATTGCCATTGTTCTCCACCAGATACTTCGCCAAAAGATAATACTCCTGAACCATTGGTTTTTAATATTTGATCTGCTGACCCATCTGCATTTGGAAAAGATATACCATCTAAAACAATTTTACCTGAACCATTTGGTGTTATAGAAATATTTCCATTAGCACCATCTGTAATTGTAATCACTCCAGAGTCTGTTCCAGAGTTTGTGTCTAAAGTTAAATCATGTGTACCACTTGTTGTAATTGTAGCTGTTGCTGCACCTGTACCAACAACAACTTCACCACTTCCTTTTGGCTTTATAGCAATGTCAATATTAGAATCACCACCTGTTGCAGATAATGTTGGATCATTTCCTGCAGCAGCATTTGCTATTGTAAATTCATTTATTGCTGAACCTGTTGCTGTAAGTTTAGCCAATTCATTACCATTAGTGTCATTAATAGCTGTACCAATTTTTGGTGAAGTTAAAGTTTTATTTGTAAAAGTTTGTGTTCCAGCAAGAGTAGCAACTGTTGAATCTATTGATATTGTTCCAGATGATGTAATTGTACCACCATCTATTCCTGTTCCAGTTGCAATAGATGTAACTGTTCCAACATTTTGTGGAGTAATAGTAACATAAGTAATGTTAGTTGATCCTACTGACCCATCACTATCTGTAGTACATAAAAATATTTTATTATCATTAACTGAACCTTGATTAATTACAACCATACCACCAGATAATTCAGCTATAGTATCATGTTCTGGATCTCTTGATGCAGATCCACTTGATACTGCTAAATATAATCCATTTTCTGTAGCTGTGCTTTGATCTTTTAATAATACTCTATCTCCAGCAACTAAAGTAACACCATCTATTGTATCACCAGCTTCTAAACCATTTGATATATTTACATTTGCAGTTGATGCACATTCTGCAATAATTCTAGTTCTTAATCCTGCTACTGCATCATCTACATAAGACTTAGTTGCAGCATCTGAATTACTTGATGGATTGCCAAGACCAGTTATTGATCCACCTGATATTGAAACACTATTAGCTGCTTGAGTTGCAATAGTTCCTAATCCTAAATTTGTCCTTGAAGTTCCTGCATTTGCTACATCAGATAAATTACTAGCTTTAACAAGTTTAGCATCTAATTGAGTTTGAGCATTTGAACTTAAAGTATTTATATATTGAAATTCTGTACTTGTTACTGTTCCATCTGCAATTTTTGTAGCATCAATTGCAGCAGAAGAATTTATATCTGCATTAACAATTGAATCATCTACAATTTTTGCTGAGTTGACTGAACTACTTGCAAGTTTAGCAAGAGTAACATTAGCATCTGTAATTTTTGCTGTAGTAACTGCTGTATCTGCAATCTTTGCAGTTGTAATTTGTGAGTCTGCAATATGTGCAGTATCAATACTACCATCTACATAATGCTCTGAATTTATACTATCATCTGCAATCTTACTTCCATTAACTGCATCACCTTGAATTTTTGATGTAGTAACTGCATTATCTGCTAATTGTGTTGCACCAATAACATCACCTGGAATAGATGTATTTGTTTTTGATAAAGCACCTACATAAACATTTGTAATAGCTTCACTAGATAATGAACCTGAATCCCATGTTACATTAACAGTTGTATTGGTTGAAAAAGATGATGAACTAATTGTTCCAAAAATTGTTCCTGGTGTACTAGCAATTAATTTAATTCTTCTTCCTGCATGATAAAAAGAAGTTACATCAGCACTAGCAATTGTAAAAGAAGTAGATGATGCGTAAGCTGCTGTGTAAGCACCTGATCCATCTCCATACTCTACCCATTGACTATCATTAAACCACTCTCTAGTATTCTTCATCAATGCTCTAATTGCATTGTTTAGATTAGAAGGTAACATTCCTTCTGCTGTAGAAATACTATTAAGTGTTGTATTGTCAGCTTGTGTTGTTGAGTAATCTTTTATTCCTGCCATTTTAATCTCCTAAAAACCAAGCAAATGCTTTATTGTTTTCTTGATTTTTTTCATTTATTAATGAATTGATAGCTTCTTCAATTTGTCTTTGAAAGAACTCTTGAGTTTCAAAACTATATCTAACATTATCTATATCAGTTTTATCTGTCATCTCAAGCCTGATCTTGATGCAACTATATCAATTCCTTGTGCATCTTTCCAAGCTCCTCCACTTGGTATTTTTACATTAAATTTTACATATCTTCCAGATTGTCTAACTGGATTAATACCTGTTGTATTCATACTTGATACAGATGATTCTGTGCTGTTATCTGATAATCTATCTCTAGTTTTTATAGTAACAGTTGCTTCAGCATCTACAATAGGTCTTACACCTATTATATTTGATCTTGTTCCAGGAAACAACTCTAATTCTGAAGTTTCTATTTCTCCTATATTTTCTGTACCTGAAAAAATAGCAGCTTTAAAATCACTATCTATAGCACCTAATAATAATTGTCCTCCATTCCAAAAATCAGTATCTAATGAAATATTAATATTGTCTAGGTTTTCTGAAATAATATCCATTAACTCAACTGTATAAGCACCAACAAATTGAGAAAATATTGTACTAGCATTAGCATTGGCTGTTGACCATTTTTGTGTAGCATAATTATAAATTAAAACTTTATCACATATACCAGTAGTGTTAGATGTATCAGAAGAAGATGGATATAACCAAATTGCTAATTGATTAAATGGATCTGTAGCTGCCACTATTCTATCTGCAAATGCTTTGTTTAAATCTAAATCAAAAAATCTATTTACT